GGATTGTAAGAGTAATTGGAATATCCTCAAACAGGTCAACACGTTCCCAAGTGACTTGGTTTATTTTTACAAGTAAAATAGTATCCATTATTTTCCTAACAATTTAATATTATTGGAATACACATATTGTAACTCCAAATTGTATATGGTTCTGTTACCTTGAATTTTTCTTTCAAACTCAGTGTTTATAATATTAACGGGGTATAAACCTCCATTGGTTTGGATTTCGTATACAAGGTTTGATGTATAAAGTTCTTCAAGAAATTCGAATTGTGGTTGGTTTATAAAGCCACTGTTCACGATTACGGTCTGAACCATATAAACCTCCGAGTCATTTAATCCTCTTGAGTATTGGGTCTTCTGTGGGTCAGGTGAACCCCAATCTATATTCCAAGATTGGAAGGTCTGACGATTGATTGCCATCCCCTCATAACGGTTAAACTTAAACGTGCTATAGTCGTAAAATCCGTAACGGTTTAAGAACATCAGCTGTAGATGTTGATTCGATGACCTCGAACAATTCGGTACCACGTTGAACTGAAACAATTCAGACACGGGTGTATATTCAACACAGTTTCCTTCTGTGTATCCTGTTGGGTTTGGTTGTGGAATTAATGCCATAATTTTAATTTATTAACAAGGACCTCCAATTACACATACAAGAGTAACTCCTGAACCTGTTGAATTATAGATTGAACCTGAACTTAAGAAGTCATTTGTAAACGGATTGGTTAATGACGAATTTTCATAGATTTCTGTGGATGGGTCAGTGATATCCGTAACAGAACAATTTGTGTAAACGGTTATACTTGAACCACCTGAACAAGTACAAATACCACCTGAACATGTTGACTCACAAGTTGTGATATTCCATGATATAAAACAGCCGGGTGTTAAACTTGGGGTAGGAGTTTGAGTTGGTGTTTTTGTTTGAGTTGGTGTTGGAGATGAAGGAACACAAGGTCCTAAATCTGATACGGTAGAAACTTCTGTTTCAACGGTTCCTTCACAAGCACAAACTGTAGTTGCTGAATTAGCTAATAATTCATAAGTGATTGGTGCTCCAAAACAGTTAATGTATTGGATGAAATCACTTTCTAAAGTATCGTTCGTTACAAGGTATTCTTCACAAACACAAGGTCCTGGCGAAGTAGTTGGAGTTGGAGTAGGAGTAGGAGTTGGGAAACATGGTCCACCTGTGGTAATATCCAATGCAACTTCCACAGTAGGGAACGTACAAGAACAGACACTATATGAGAATCCTGGTGTACAGAATATATTTTGTTCCAATCCTGAAAAACAGTTTGTAATCGTAACCTGAACTATAGATTCACCTGTTACCGTAAATGAATATTCGGTACACCCTGAACAAGGTCCCGGCGAAGGTGAAGGAGTTGGAGTCGGAGTTAAGAACTGAGTTGGTGTTGGGGTTGGAGATGGTTGGATTGGTTCTGTTGAACCTGTGAAATTACCAAACAACTGAACCGTATATGTAACACAGTTCTCAGGGAATCCTGAAATATTCATCGGTCCACATCCCACATAAAGTGTGTTGAACTCTGTCTGACCCGATACAGGGTCAATCAAATAATATTGTTGATACACGTCATTACAATCACCTCTTGGACCTCCACCATTACCGAGGATGTTATCGTACGTGTGTGAGGTTATAATTGACCCTTGGTCATCATAGTAAACGTATTTGACGTAGTATGGTTGAGAGAACCCTGAGGTCTGTCCTGACCATAGATAGTTGTTTGTAAATCCGAGTGTGTAATATTCCGTTTCCGCGATGTCTTGTATTCGAGGTGAGTTGGTTAAAAATAATCCACTCGTTGTTGGGTAAACACCCTGTGGTGTTCCTGATAATACGAATGGACCGATATTAAAATCCTGTTGGGTTGCTCTACCGTTAACCCCCATCGTAGAACGGAATACTTTATACACATCAGATTCAAATGATGGAGGACCTGATTGGTTACCGTTCCCTGTGAATCCTGTTACGGGTGATATTTCAGAACTTGCGTATTCGTATCCACAACGTATCTTGTAGTTAATCACCTGTTCGTTCGCAGGTCTTGAGAACGGGAATGTCGTGTGTGTATAAATCGGTGTTCCACTCCAATATGAGATTGGTAAGGAGTCTGTATAGGTCTCCAAGATTTGTTGTAAATCTATAATCCCCACACCAAATGGATTGGGTGAACATTTACCTTGGAATACATAGGTATCATCAACATACAAATCATAGATGTATCGATACTTAAATGTGGTTAAAGGGTCATAACTATTCCCTGATAATGTAAAATAAATCCCATCAGATAAGACGGGTTGAAATTCAAATGGTGTGTTTGTAAAAATTAAACTCATGTGAGTAATTGTAGTGATTTAAAGATTATTCTTTTTTCTTCCATAAGTTCGGTAAGGAAATCCGCTGCCCATTGACCCAAATCTTCCGTTACTTGTGGGAGAACACTTTTGATACCTTTTTGGACAAATTCTGTTTTATAGATACCGTAGTATCCGATTGAACTTTGTAACATAAAACCCCTCTGTAGATTGGTCATGAAACGTCCTCTATCATCTCTGAATTGTGGAAGACCACGTTGGAGTGCCCATACCATGATTTCTTCTAATGGTGGATATTTAAGGGACTTCATTTGTTTCTTACCTCTACGTCCTTGGTCAACCCATCTCCAATAATATGCTGCTCCAAAATCAATGACCATCTGTAGATTACCCTCAGGAGTTTCCTTGTAGTAAACATTTACAGATTTATACAATCGACTTGTATTTCTACGGTTAGAAGAAGGGTTTGGGTATTTTCCACTAACGGGTTTTAACTGACCATCATATCCCTTTGAAGGGTAAGTCAACTCAAGTTGTTTTTGAATACCACTTTTGATGATATTGGAAATCTTGGTCAGGTCTTCTGTATTGGTAAAAATCATAAAATTATGATGGAGTTACTGTGGGAGTTATTGTTGGAGTTGGAGTTGGAGTTTGAGTTGCGGTGACACTTGGAGTTGGTGATAGATAATAATCACATGCGTTGATGTCTTCGAATACGACCAATGATACGTCTAACGCTACCCCTGCTACGTGGTCACCCATACGTTCCATATAGGGTAATGCAGATACAGGAAGTGTTAAGTCCAAATTGTTATACAACTCAGGAAATGTCTGAATCCCTCTTTTTACATAGGAAACGAAACGACGTGCTTCTAAAGACATATCGGATACCGCGTCTTTTTCGTTGTCTAATGTTGTATCAAGAATATCAGCAAACAACATGGTCAACTGATAGGTTGTTGTGTTCTCATCGTAAAGAATTGTCTGAGGGACACAAAACAGGTAAGGGTAATTTACAGTCTGACCACTAATGGTTCTTGAAAAATCCACCAAGTTACCATATCCAAAACTATTAAGGATTGGGGATTGTTCTTGGAAATCCTGTACCAAGTCCAAGACGGTATGAAAAGTTATGTATTCGTTCATCGTTTTTTCATTTCTGACTCCATTTTTTTGAGTTCATTTTTTTCTTTAATTATTCTGTCCTTTATAAGTGAAGCGGTGTTCAAACATAAATATACATTTAACTCGTTCAGTCGGTCGAACTTAGTGATGTCTTGTCCACAAAGTTGGTAAGTAAGTTCGAAGTAATATCTTGCGGTGGCTTCGGAAGGAGGAATGATGGGAGTATCCTCCTCAACGGTTGAATCTTTTTCTCTATCCACATCTTCAACTCCAAAGAGTTCTTTATATTGTTTAAGAACTCGTGACTTATGGACAAAAAAAAACTACTACATCCAAACCAATATGTGATAGGTAGTTGTTTGAATATCTCTGCACGTTCTAAGACCTTATCTCCATCATAGTTTTCTAATTTATAGGTCTTACCCTTATCCATAATAATTGGACGGTATAGAAGAGACATTAGGATATGAATATTATCATTGATTTTATCCTGTTGAGAGAATACTTCCATGTCAACCCATTGTCCCCATTTCATGTTCCCCCAATCGTTCTCAAATCCATAGGTTACCCCATCGTGGAAAAACGTTAATACGATGTCAGTTTTTGTTTCTGTCATCATTGGTGTCAGTAATGACTCCACAAATTTGATTTGGTCAAACGGTAATCCCTTTAACTCTGATGTGGTTAAGTCCAAATACAGTGATAACAACTCTGTATGGTCTTTGTATTTATTTGGGTTCTTAACAATCTTCTGATATTTCTCGATTGTAAGGTGGGGTTCGACGGTGATGGTTTTATCATCAAGTTTAATTTCAATCATACTATTACAAATTTTCTCTTCTTTTGGTTTATCTTCATTTCAAGGACATAACGGATAGCATCAATCGTGTGATTAAATTTATCCACTGGTTCATCCAAGTTTTTCAACTCCTTATCTTGTTTCCAAACATACTGTTGTAATTCATTTTGAAGGTTTACACTACGTGAGGTGATATGGAAGTTATGTCTTTTTATCAGGTCAATCCCGTGAAGGATGGAACCTTTGACTACAGGTTTACAATTTATACCGTTTCTTTTGAGCTCCTCGATGGATTGTGGCGATGAGGAATCCGCAATGAAATCGTCCTTTAGATTCAACCCTAAATCCTTTACTCTGTAAATGAAATCAGGGATGGTCACATGACGTAGGTATAACAATTCGTCACAATAAATATTGTCTTCAAACTGATAGACCCCAATCAATACAGATGGGTCAGACCAACCCCAGTCGATACCATATCCTAACAGAGTTGAGTTCTTGGGTATCTCATCGATTATCTGTTGATGGTTAAATACAACCCTCGTAGGTACACCCTTGAGACCAAGACCAAAGACCCTCCACATGTTGGTGTCCTTTTCCCTTAACTTCTCAATCTCATTTATTTGAACCTTCGATAGGAATGGATTATCCTTGTATGTTACAATGGTGTAAAATACATCATCTCTTTTTTCAAGTTCATATATCCATGAGTTCCACAATGATGGGTTTAAATCCAATACCACTCTGTCTGATGTTCTCAAGATAAGTTGGATGAACTCTTCCTCTGACAGTTCTGTTGATTCGTTGATGAACAGGTAGTCTCGTTTTCTACCACGTAGTTTTGTCTCATCGTCTACAGAGAACCATTCTATCATGTTTGTACCGAGTTCATAGTAACCATCCACGGAATGCCATTTATCGGGGTCATAGACATTGAACTTAATCAGGATTTCTTTCAGGTCACGAAGGACCGAACCCTTCAACGCAGGTAACGTTTTTCTGACCACAGAGAGAGTTTTGTTATCCT